TTGGTATTGTCGCCTGAGAGGTGGCTTGATGGCGCAGTGCCATCCCAACCACGTCCATTGCGTGTTCCATCAGTCCATACAGTGACTACACCTGTTGAGGTGTTTAGAGAAGAACAAAGAATTTTTTCTTCGTTCACCTGACCAAAGTCAACCGTAATCTGGAAAGGGCCAGACGTGCCAAGCGGATTGCTTGTCAGTTGACCTGTTGATGTTACTTCATACCATGTCGAAGTATCGTGCAGGGTCAAGGTCTGACTAGCACTGTATGTGCTAGCCAGACTCTGACTTAGATACGACGGCGATGCCGAACCACTGTAAGAGAATAAACTCGTTTCTGTGGGGTAGGCCATAATTGTGCCTCCAAACGCACTAAAAGTTTATTAGTTACTCATCAACCAGGTAGGTGTTACCTTCAATGTGTCGTTGGCGGCCAACGTTGGAGTTGAGTTGTCAGCAAAGTTGCTGAAGTAGAACGAGTTTCCTGAGTCGTCCATGCTGTCTGCAATGAAGTAACCAGTTGAGGCGTCCCAAGGGCCAGTTGCTGAGAATGTAACTTGTGAACCAAGTGTCTTAACACCGTTCACAGCGTCACCAGCAGTAACTGTTGCACCGTTTGATTGTGTTGAACCAATTGCTGAAGAAAGAACTACTTGGTTCATTCCTGGAAGACCAGTAATAACCTTGTATCCCTCAGAACCAACAACAATGTTCATACCTACAACTAGACCAGCAGTGCTGTTAACAGTTACAACGTAAGTGCCAGCATTGGCCGCTCCGTCAAGTGTGGTTGTAAGGATTGATGTTGATGAGATTGCAGGTGTACCGAAAGTAACAACCTGACGGTCATAACCTGAGCCAGCCTGCTCTGTGTATCCAGAACCAAGAACTGCTGTTGCGTCTGGAACTTCTGAACCGTTTCCGTCTGTGAAAAGACCAACGTAGAGGTCAGTTACAGTTACTGGTGAAGAAGTGATGATTTGATTAAGAATGAAGGCAAGACCCTCATCTGTAAAAATTTGTGCCATGTGAGTTTTCTCCTATTTAGCGGGAAGCAATGTTGCTCCCAACTATTCTGGCACACCTTTTTTATTTTGCCTCTCCTATCAGTGGGGTCTATTTACCCTTGAATAGGTAGTGCTATTGGCAGGTGCAATTTCCGCCACAACAACCAGCACTTTGCTGTTCACGCCAAAGCACAAGGGCAATGGCCGCATAATTCGCTAGGTCAAGAAGTGAGTCTTCAACTGATTCGTTCTTCAATTCTGAACCGTTTGCCCATGCCTGGAGACGACGAATTTTATCGTTTGCACGAATGAGAGTGCCGACTACGCCGTTTACCCCAAAGTCCTCACTTGCCCGCACGTTGGCAAAAGGGTCTGCTTCTACGCCGTTTCTTTCAGCACGACCATAGTCAGACTGCTTGCGGTCATGGAGTTCGCCCATTTCCTTTAAGACTTGGTGAAATCTTGGGTCGCCTGTTGGCTTTTTAGAAGGCTCAGACACTTTAGTGGTAACTGATTGGTTAGTTGTAACCGTTCCGTCAGTGGTAGAAATTGTTGCAATAAATGGTCTGGTTTGTGTTGGATTCATTTGGGAAATCCTAGTCTCTTCTTCTCGTAGGAACTGGTTAATTTTGTCTGTTTCTAGTGGTTTTCTCCCCCACGAACCGCCACGCTGTTCTTCGCTCATTTTTTTTCCTTTTCTGTTTTAATTAATTCATTTACCTCTGAAACAAGTTGGTGAATAAGGTTATTCGTCTCATTAGATTTTTTTATTTCATTATGGACATCACGAATCAATTCACTGCTTGTTTTGGAAATCGTAAGGTGAGAAAGCGCCTGCTCTGCGGCCACCGCATCTGCTCGCTTGGCCGCAATTAAAAGAATTGCCCCCTGCAACCCAGCCAAAGTAGAAAGAAGAAGATTTAAAAGAATGTATGGGTATGGGTCAAAAGGTTTGTTGTCAAACCAATTTTTTAAAGCAAAAGAATTTATGCCAGCCCATACAAGCATAAAAAAAAGAAAAACCGAAACAAAACCCCATGAACCCATTTTGTTACGAACAAGGTCGGCCGCTCTTTCGCCTTTTGTCAGTTCAGAGCCTGTGCGAACTCCTGGTAGTGGATGCCACGGATGTGCTGGGTCATCCCAGTAGTCATTATCTGTTCCGTCATTCCAGTCAATGCTCACTGACTTATCATTTCTGCTCGTGTCACAATTTTTATGTTGTGCAATTCTTCCAAAAGTTCAGGTCGGTGGTGGTGATATGAAAAAATTGGTTTTCCAGTATTTACGGCAATCATTACCTCTGCCTTGGCGCCTTCGCTTTTTGCCCAGCCTGGAAGAACAATAACGGCATCACATTCCAAAACTTTTTGGAAACACTCAGCAAGTTTTTTTGGTAGAAAATCTGCTGGCAAAGGAGCATTAGTGTCAAAACCATTTGACTCGTCGTCTTCTGCGGGGCAATAAACATCGTATTTATTAAGCCTTAGACGCTCACGAGCCTCTTTAAAAGCGGGAAAATTATACGCAGGAATCCCCTGCATCGGGCCTGCTAAGTAATATCTCATATAATAAGCAAGTCGCCCCAACCACGAACGCCGTAGTCAAGACCAACGCCAATTGTAAGCATTCCAGCAGGCGAATTTGCGCCAGTTTGGTTGGTGAACCACTTAGACCCACCATCCATGGCAGGGCACTGAAAAACAGTTCTTCCAGTGGCTTCAGAGCCAACGTAGTGGTGATAGTGACCTGAAAAGACAATGGCGCACTGTGAGGCGGGTGTACGACCAAGTGCTTGACCCTTTAGCCAGTTTTCAATCTTGCCAACACTTCCGCCCGAACCCTTAGAAAATTGATGACCGTGGGCAAAAGTTACAGGTACGCCTGCAATTTCCAAAGTTATGGTCAGGTCTTCTTGAATCAAACCATCAAACTGAGGCATAGAGACGTTCTTGTAGCGCTTTGGGTTCTTCAAATAACCTCGGTATGTAGATGAAAAAACATCTAAATCATCATTGTCAAGCCAGTCGGTAAATGCTTTTCCTGATGAGTTACGGTTTTCTCCGTGGTTGCCAGGTACCGCCGTCATAACAACTTCGGTCTCAGGAAAGTTTTCTACCACGAGTTCAATGAATCTATCAATAAGCGCAACTGCTAGGTCTTTCTGTTCACGGCGAGTGAGTTCAACAGTAAAAGTTTGCATTGCATAGTGCCCCGAACAATTTTCCACCATATCGCCCATACCGCAGACGTATATAGTTGATGGCGCACGACCAACCAATTTGAGTTCATTAATTCGCTCAATTGTTAAATCTTGTGCGAGGTGAATTCTTTTAATTGTTTCTTCTACCCCGCCCCCTTCATTTTTTCCTAATTGCCAGTCAGAAAAAAGAACAACAAAAGCACGGTTGCTAGTTTCTTTTTTCTTAACTTTTGGAAGAGGTTTGCGCTTAATTATTTCACTAAACAATTTGTCAAAGTTAACGCTACTTTGCGGAGCCTCGGTACGCTTACGAATTTGCGCTCTGTAATACTTACTGCGACTTGTTTCACCATCGCCGATATTTGTATCCCACGCTCTGATGTGAACGGAGCCATCGACAATTTCTGTGGTCAAGGGGTCAAGTCCCCAATCTTCTATGATTGTCGCCCACAACGCCTTATCAGTGGCATCCTTGGGTTCAATCTTGAACTGGCTATCAACGAATCCCTTTTCGCCATCCCACTTAATTTCAGGCTCTGTCCCCTTTGGAACATTTGGCTTGAACCTGGTAGGAAGTGACTGTTCGGCGTCACGCAACGTCAAGAGACTGCACCCTTAAATGGGGCGTCAGCAGGACATACACAGCCACCATGGAGGTGATGTTTGATTGTCCTGTCGCCTACGTCTGTACCATTTGCACTTAGGATTCTGTGCATTGTGTAATAAGGCATTCCGTTCTTAACCCATCCTTCAAAGACAGACCTATCGTCTTTATCAAATGATTGAAGAACCCTTGCTAACTTGCAGAACCGTTGGTTCATTAAGCGTTTCTCTGTATCTTTCAGTGACATAGAGAGACTCTAACTTACAGCAATGTAGTTATGCAAGTCTTTTGTTAAAAATTATGACTTTTTTGTAGCAGTCTTTTTTGCTGTGGTTGTCGCCTTTTTAGCGGGGGCTTTTTTAGCAGGCGCTTTTTTGGTGGCTGGCGTTGCCTTTTTTGCAGGAGTCTCTTTGACTTCTTCTGCTGATGGAATTTCTACTACGTCGATAGGAGTATTGTCGTCCGATGTTTCAGGAGCATTTAAGTCCCACCCATTTACTTCGGCAAGTTCATCATCGCCAAGAGGGATTATCCACTCACCTTGAACAAGGTGGTGAATATTGTTCCATGTGAGCGCATTTACTAAATCGCCCACAGATAGCACCGAGTCGCCCGTTTGTATTAAACGAGCGACTCGGTGCGTGTACTGCGGTATTGCGGTCATGTATCTAAAATTAGATAATTGCTGACCAGAAGTATCCGAGGTCTGGAGCAACAACCTTGTTGTCGAAGGCAACTTCACCTTCAACACGGTCAGCCTTCAACTCTTCCATACGGAAGCGTGAAACACCAACGGTTGAGCCGAGTCCGCCCGATACACCAGTCCACATGAATGTGTAACCAGCAGAAGGGGTCAGAAGACCTGGGTTTGGAGCGGTGTAGCAAAGAAGCGCTGAGTTACCAACGGTGAAGTCGTATGACTGTGCGTTGCTTCCTTCTGCGCCTGAGTTAACTACTGCCTTTGCAACGAGAACACGGTCAACACCGAACAACTGTGCTAGCAAGTCCTCAGTAACAATTGCACCCGCTTGGGTGTACTTGTAACGGTCAACGAGCAATGGGTGGTTCTTCAACTGCTGGAATACCTTGTAGCCAAGCACGAATGTGTTTGGCTCGTATCCAGTCTTTGAAAGAACTTCTGCCTTTGCTGATTCAACGTCGATGATTGGGTTTGAGTGAGCGTAGTCACTCCACTTCCAAGTTTCACCTGCGCCAGGTGTTGATGAAACACCTGCAACATCTCCAGCAGTCCATACACCTGTGGTGAAGTAAGCCGAAGCCCACTGCACTTCACGACGAAGAAGAAGACGCTGTGTTACGAACTGCGTTGCTTCCATGTCTGGGTTTAGTGGGTTGTCTGCGTTAGCACGAGTCTGGTCGCCGATGTCCTTGTGGAAGGCGTAGACTTCTGCTTGGTAGTTGTCTGTGGTGAGTCCGTAACCTGAACCAGCAGATGCAGTTCCGTCAGCACGGCGTTGAGCCTCGTCACGGAACCAGTCATCCTTAGTGTACTTGAAGTAGAGGTTCGACTTCTTGTCAACTGGAATGGTTGGGAATACTTTGTCAGCAATAAAGTTTGCTGTGTTCTGAATGTAAGCAACCGAGATGTTAGTCAAGATTGCGTCAATGTGAACATTATTTACGTTTGGCTGTGGCATGGTTTATCCTTCCTTATGCCTTGCGTGACTTGAACGGCACTGCGCAGTTCACGATGATAGTGATGATGTCTCCTGAAACTCCGCCTGTAAGCGCAGTTCCAACAGCGTAGGCCGCATCAGCGTCGTCTGAAGATGCTTCAACAGCACGTCCGTACTCGCCTGCACCGATACGCATACCAGGGTAGATGTTGTCACCAGCAACAACCTTGGTAACACCAGCGACAGTTACTTCTGCCTCTCCGTGCAACTTAGGTTGGTTCTGAAGAACACCAATAGGCTTTGCCCAGTGAGTGTCGTCGATGTCACGAGCAGTTACTGCGGTCTCTGGTGAAAGAGACACGAAGCGGAACTGCTTGTTTGTGTTTGGGTCTGTTGGGTTCCATGCAAGACCTGGGCTAGCAATTAGCGTAATCTTGATGGCATATGGGTTCTGTTCAAAAGCCATTATTAACGACCTTTCTCATTTAGGTAAGAGGTGTAAAGGTCAGGATTGCTCTGTGCAACTGCCTGAAGTGCTGACTCGAATGAAGGAGCGGTGCCTGAAGCAACGGCGGCCTTAGCAAGGCTCTCCATCTTTGAGTAAGCGTCGTCAGTAGTTACTGAAGCGTCTGAACCAACCTCGGTGAAAACAACATTTGCCTCTAGGAGAGCATTTGCTGAATCAAGGGCTTTAACAATTTCGCTAGCAAGTCCTTCGTTAACTTCTGAGAGTTCACGAAGAGCAGGGCCAACGATTGTTGGGTCAATTGTGAGTTGCGACCATTGGGCGGCCTTCAGTACAGCGGCCTCGTCTGCACGAGCGTTACGCTCGGCAATGAGTGCCTCTTCTGAAGCCTGAGCCTTACGGAGAGCGCTTTCAGCAATAGCCTTAGAGTCATCAAGCATCTTCTTGATAACGTCTGGCATTGCCTTGACAATCTCCGCCTCAGTCGCAGACTCTGGAATGACTACAGTTTCAACTGCGTCAATAGGAGCCGTGATTTCGGACATTGAAATTCCTTCCGTCTTGGAAACCGATGAAGCACTCGCATCATCGGGGGTGTCTTCGTTGATGTTTTCAACGGGACGTACTTCGTCAAGTACAGCGGTAACTTCGGAGAGTTCTGCGGACTTCATTACTACCCAACCTTCAGTAAGGTGAGCAGGGTGGTCTACACCACTGGTTTCCTTAATGTTGAGGCGTACTAACTTTCGTGCCACATTATCTCCTTGCGACTTTTCAATGCAACATCTAATTGCACAGTCTTGACGTAACAAAGCGTAGATTACTTTTTTAAAACGTCAAGAGTTGAAGCGATAGGACGGGCTAGAAAGGGTAGTCTTCGGTATGGGTGAACAGTGGACAGATGTCCTTGAATGAACACCAATTATTACAAAGGTTGTTCTTGATGGGCGGGAAGTATCCATCTTCGTACCACTTCTCAATTTTCTCCCAAGCCTTGCGAACCCTTTGTTCTGCGTATAAAACATCGTTATTGGTGACTGGCACGACAAGAGTTTTTCCAAATTGGACGTACAGGAGACGGATTTCTTTTGGGGTTTCGCCAAGCATTTTTTCGCATAAATAAGCATAAATTTTGGCTGGTAGAACTGCTGATTCTTTGTATTGACCAAAAGGAACTTTCCCTGTTTTGTAGTCAACAATGACCAAAGAACCATCAGGGTCACGGTCAAGTCGGTCAAGGATTCCTCGGAGCAGGTATCCCCCCATGTCTACGTCCATCTTTATTTCTATGCCCTCTGAGGTGATTTGAGTCGGGTCTTCCATGACAAAGTACGAGCGTATGTATTTGGAAATATCTGAAGCAAGCGATTGGACGCCGAGGTTATCTAGTTCCATTTCCTCGGCTATTTCGGCGCTCACAAGGGTGGGCATAAGTTCTCGCATGATTTCCATGGTGAGTTCGACGGTTCGCTCTTCTGGTGAATCGGTAGTACGAAGAAACATTGTTTCTAGGATTTCGTGGAAGACAGTCCCCCTATAGGTCTCCATCTTCTTGCGTTCTACCAGTTTTTCTATAGATGAATACTGATACTGGCGAGGACAAGTTTCGATTTGATTTACCCGACTTGGCGATACGCCGTAGGGTTTCTCGCCAAGGTATACAGGGGTTGAGTTCATTGAAACAGATTAGCAGACGGGTGTGACACCCCGATGGCAATTTGCTAGAAAGTTATTGGAAGGTTGTACTCAGAGTGCTTGATAAACAGATTGTGAACATGGTGAGCAAGTTCAATAGAGGCACTTACGTCAGAAGTATTAATGCTGAAATCGTACATCGGGAAGATAACACCGCCAGCATTGTCTTTTCTGATTATGCGAAGTGTCGAATACTCTTCATTTGCATACCAAATTTCGTATTCGTAAGGAGAAGCCTTTGCAACCATTCGGCTTTCGTCTTCATAGATAGCCCACTCTAGTATTTCTTCCATGAATTAAGAATTTTCCTCTGCGTATTGAAGTAAGTGAGAAAACTGTTCAAGTGCTGATAAACGGCGACTCATGTTTTCTATCGTTGACTCTAGTTCCTTATTGTTTAAATGAAGCGAATCATTCTCAACGCTAAGTTCCTTTATGCGAGCATACTGGTCGTGAGAGATGGAGATGAGTCTGCCGATATCAGTAGGGTCGCAGGTCTCCTGCGTAACTGACTTCCAAATTTTTTCTGTAAGTTCTGCAAGTGGTGCCGACATTTGGTTCTCCTTGTTAGGGGGACTATCCACAGGTTATCATACCCTAGTCACTTTACCCCACTTCACCCCTGAATTGCAACCACGTTGTTAGGTCTTTGGGGTCATGCTTGCTTTCTACCTCGGTGACTCTGAGACAGTGAGAACACTGGACAATGAAAGTGCCAGTTTTGGAAGATGGGTTTCTGACACGCCAATCATGCTGGCAAAGACCTGCGACTGAGCCATTTACCGCTTTTATTGAGCGCCGATATGGGTCACGGACGAGTTTCCCTTGGGATTCAAGGTTTCTTACAACGCCGAGCGCTGTTGAGGTGCTTCGAATTCCAAAAACCCTACAAATATCTCGAATTGTTGGCGAGCAACCCAATTCGTTCCAGTGCCTAGAAACATACTTAACAATGTCGTCGCCCCTGCGGGTGGTGAAATTGTCCATAAGTCTTCTCCCTCTCTATCTGAGCAAAGATTAGTCGTTTTTGTACTTCTCTGGCACAGGGCCACGATACGGTGAGCCGTTCGCTTCAGGGCCGACTGGGAATCTTTGTATACAGCGATTGCACATCGCATACGTTCTGGAGCCTTGGTTCATTAGTACCCATGAGTGGGTGCATTTATTAGACAATTTATTTCCTATTGTTGTTATTTAGAAAAGTCTGGATTAACGAGTTCCACCCGTCCATCTCATCCTCATCTATAAATCGGGGGGACTCAATTGTAACACTGAACGTCCCGTCCGAATATTCAAAGCACTTGGCGGTAACGTCATTAACCTGCCAGTGACCAACAAGCCAGTAATCAGTATCCACGTTTCCAGAACTTCCATCGTGGTCGACTTTGACGGTAATAAGCCTTGCGCCATTTTTCCCACTTAGCCGTTGCTATGGCTTTGTTAATTTGGCGGTCTGCTTTTTTTGTCATGGTAAAAACTTACCAAACAAAATCATGCTTTGGTGGGATTATTCCCCCGTACAACCATCAGACCACTCAGGAGCAAATCCATGGTTTCTCGTCCAGTACCAAACCGCTACTGCTGATTGTTGCTGGGGGGTGGCATAAATTGCGCTAGTAGCCGTTATCCCTAGAGCGTTTGCTCCGTATGTCCAGAGGTAGGGAAGGAATTGGTAAAGACCTTGCGCCCCGCTTGTTACATTCACGGAGGTGGGATGATTGCGACTCTCGGTGTAGCGGATGCAGGCAAAGGTCGCCTGCGCCGAGGCTGGGAGTTTCCTCATCGGGTCGTCAAGCGCAACCCTGTAAGCAGTTGGGTCGGTGTCGGCTGTGTCCCACTTAGCCATGCTTGCTGGCACAGGGCCAGCCTCTTTGTCTATCAACTCCTTAGCAGTAACAACCTTGTTGTTGACCGCCACGGGTGGAGCAGAAAGGGATGGTGGATTCCACGCAGGCTGAATTACCTGAGCCGTAATAGTCGTGGTGGAAGCCTGGTCTGCGGTTGAACTCGCAGGGTGCATGATGCCTAGTGTCGTGGCGAGGGCTAAGAAAATCCCTCGCACTCCACCTCTCACGCTTCCCCGATGTTAGAGGAATAGAAACAAGGCAACGGTGCCTTCGTACTTACGTTGGTGCTGTTCTTCACAGACGCCTCCTTGGGTATTCGCCCCCTAAAGAGCGATACACAAGTTTATAGGTTTTGTGCTAATAAATCAAGAATACTGACCTATAGCGCTCGAAAAGCCTTTATTTCCTTGACTTATAGAGTTTAACGGCTTCAGTCCACGCTGGAAGAACACCATTTAAGAAACGGTCTTGAACACTGGCTGGAACCGTTGCATCCGACGCTATTGCTTGCATTTTTTCGTCGGCTTGCT